CAAGAGGTGAACACAAGAAGGCTGCTTTCTTACGCCATCCAACCGAGGAAGATAAGAAAAACGGAATTTGTAATGACGTTTATGAGTATGACGGAATTGTGTACTATGCATCAGCAGTTTCACTTGTTGAAAGCAAAACACTTGAGTTCGGTAATGAATGTAGTCCAAGTGCAACGACTGTAGATGGTGACTTTAAAGTTAATGTTAATAACTACGGACGTTTTACGATTGTTGTAACCACTAATACCGGTGCTACAAAAAAATACTCTGTATCACTTAATCCGGGTGAAAAGAACTATATAACTAATGTTCTTGGTACAAATCCTGAAATTGGCGAATCTGAGGTTTATGTTGAAGAACTTTATGACGTTGCATTGGAGCAGTTAATTGAGAGAGGTGAAATTGACTCCATTAATGGTACACCTACCGAATATAAACTTACTTACATTGTACCTAAGTATGAAGAAGTGGATGATATTCTTACTTATGAAGAAGACTTGCTTACAAGAAAAGACGTTGGCAAACGTTTCCTTTACAGTTCATCACTTTCAAAGAATGGTAATGATGTAGCACTCAATGTCCACGTATCTACTGATAAAGGTAAAAATTGGGTTGAAATGGCCGGTACTGTAGGTCATATATATACTGTAATTCCATTTACTACATCAGAGGGTACACGTAAATACTACTATGGTGAATATAATAGTACTGAAGCAAATGTCGGTGACGAATGGAAACCTGAAATACTTACCACTGCAAGAGATGTTGACCCGACAAGCCATATTTTTGACAATGCAGTTAAGGTTAGGTCTTATGAGTCGTTCTTTGTCCTTGAGGATGGTGATGTTAAACCAGTTACTCTTGATATGAACAACTATAAGGAACAGTTCAGATATGCGTCTACTCCTTGGATATTGTCAGAAATGAAGGGTGATGGTGAAAATGTTGAACTTAATAGACTTTTCAGATTCCATACTATTTCTGATGGTAATACTGCAAACACAGAAGTTAAGGTTTCTATTGAGAATATTGACTCTGAATATGGTACGTTCGATGTGATTGTACGTGATTTCTATGATACTGATAACGCACCTGTTGTATATGAAAGATATAAGGGTGTTAATCTTATCCCTGGTGACAAGAATTACATTTCATTAAGAATCGGTTCATTCGATGAGGAATATGAAAATATGTCTAACTATATTACTGTTGAGGTAAATGAAAATGACAAGACAAAACAGTCAATTCCTGCCGGTTTCATGGGTTATCCAGTGAGAAATTATAAGAGTGGTATTGCTATACAGAATGCAGAAACAAAACCACTTAAACCATTCTTACAATATAATACTAACGTAGATGCAGACATCAGAATCAATAAGCAATATTTTGGTCTTTCTAATATTACCGGTATCGATGAAGATATTTTGAAGTATAAGGGTGTCGAGGCGTATGATGAGGAACCTGATGGACTTACTCCATGTTTCCACCTTGATGCACGTATTCTTGAAACTGCTTATAAGACAAAATATAACCTTACACAGAATGTATCAATTGATGGTATCGGTGGTTATGATTTCGTAACTGTTGGTGCTGAGAATCAGACAATGTTTGGTATTGAACCAAGAATCGGTGATTTGGAAACCATGATGGGTACAATCTATGAGGATAAGAGATACCGTAAGTTCACTCTTGCTTTCTGCGGCGGTTTCGACGGATGGGATTATTACCGTACTTCAAGAAGTAATTCAGATGACTTCAAATACACTAAGTATAATGGAAAGATTGATAGGCAGAGTGGTGTCGGTACGATGCTTTCTGTAATTAAGAATCCTGAAAACTACGGTTTCGGCGAAGGTGAAAAGATTCTGAACTCAGACTTCTATGCTTATCTTTCTGCTTACAGACAGTTTGCTAATCCTAAGACAATTGACATTAACGTGTTTGCAACACCGGGTATTGACTATGTTAATCAACCAGCACTTGTAGGTGAGGTTATAACAATGATTGAAGAGGAACGTGCAGACTCAGTATATGTCGTTACGACACCTGATAAACCATATGGTGCAAGTGATGCCGAAGGTGATATGTTTACACCATCTGATGCCGTTAATAACCTCGATGATTCAAATATCGACAGTAACTATACTTGCTCATACTATCCTTGGTGTAAGTACTTTGACGAGGATAGCAACAAGTACATCTATCTGCCACCAACACGTGACGTAGTACGTAACTTTGCTTATACTGACAACACTAAGTATCCTTGGTTTGCCGCAGCAGGCTGGTATCGTGGTGAGATTGAGGACAAGGGTGTTAAGCCTAAGAAGTCTTTGAAACTCGGTGAACAAGATACACTTTATGCTGGACGTTTGAACTTCATCAATACTTTTGCAAAAGAAGGTATGAAGATTTGGGGTGATAAGAACATGCAGGTTCGTGAGAGTCAGATGAATAGGATTTCTAAGAGAAGATTGCTTATCCGTATTAGAAAACTTTGCTCTATCGCTTGTATTGGTCTTATTTTCGACCCGAACGACAACACAACGAAGCAGTCATTTGAAAGTGCAATCACGCCAATCCTTGACAATATCATGGCAAATCGTGGTATTACCGATTGGAGACTTGAAATTGATGACAGTCAGGAGGCACGTGACAGACTTGAGTTACCTGCTAAGATTTATATTAAACCACAGCCTAACCTTGAATATATTGATATTAACTTCGTTATCACCAGTCAGGGTACTAATTGGGATGATATTTAAAAAAAAATAATTTTAAAATACTTTTAATTGAACTCTTACAAAAAAGTAAGAGTTCTTTTTTTTTGTAATTTTAACTAAAAATATTTTGTTTTTAAGAAATTATATAGTATATTTGCAATTAGAAAAAGTACTTTTTGTAGTTTTAAAATATTTATATATAAATAATACTTTGAGATTATGTTAAAATTTGAAGACGTTATTAATAAAGCACGTGAGATACACGGTGATAAGTACGATTATTTAGAAGATAGTTATGTTAATATGCATACTAAGATGAAAATTTATTGCCATGAGCATGGATGGTTTGAGCAATCTCCGTCTAAACACATTCATTCACGGCAGGGTTGCCCTAGATGCAGAGGTTTGTATAAAACTACAGAAGAATGGATAGAATTAGTTAAAAAAGTACATGGTGACAAATATGATTATAGCAAGTCTGTATATAAAGGAAGCCATAAAAAAGTTTATATAATCTGCCCTAAACATGGTGGATTCTGGCAGATTGCCAAAGACCATTTGACTGGTGAGGGTTGTCCAAAGTGTAAATTTGAAAAGATATCATTATTAAAAAAATCTAATAATGAACAGTTTATAGAAAAGGCAAGACAGATATGGGGAGACTGGTTTGATTATTCAAAGGTTATTTATGAAAAATCAAATAAAAAAGTTTGTGTTATTTGCCCGATTCATGGGGAATTCTGGATAACACCAAATTCTCATTTACGTGGTTGTGGATGTCCAAAATGTGTTGGCAAGAATAAGACTACTGATGAAATAATACAGGAGTTTTGTAAGGTTCATGGTGACAAGTATGATTATAGTAAAGTTAAATATATTGATGCAAAGACTAAAGTTTGTATAATCTGCCATGAGCATGGCGAATTTTGGCAGTTGCCTTATGCACATCTCGTAATGAGACAGGGATGTCCTAAATGTTCCATGAGTCATATGGAAAATAAAATTGATAGATTATTAACAGAAAATAATATTGAACATTTTTATGATACAAATATAAATGGTCTTTTAAAAAGACAAAGCGTTGACTTTTATATTCCAGAATATAATACTGCCATTGAGTGTCAAGGAGGTCAGCATTTTTATCCGGGATTTAATCGTAATGATATTAAAAAAGCAATACAAATACATAATAATGTAAGAGTAAGAGACATTAAGAAGAATCAAAAATGCAAAGACAATGATATAAAATTAATATATTTTACTGATATTATAGATTTACCATCTGATGTTTTTATAAATAAAAAATATCAGGGAATATATAATGAAACAAATTTAATAACAGATGTAGAAAAGTTAATACAAAAAATAAAAGGAGAGATAGAATAGAATCTCTCCAATTATATATTTTATTTTAAAAGAAATTTTATTAGAAACTGAGGATACAGTACTGGGGGCGTAATGTTAATGTCCATGTACTAAGTGAATCATCATCGTAACTTAACTCACCGCCACTTGCAGAAACAATCATTGCTGATTTTATAATCCATTGGCTTACAGCAGTTCCGGTTGGGTCCAACATCTCTAAGATGAGGTCTCTTTTGTATGCAGCAGCATAACCTTGACGTCCGGTAACTGATTCTGAATGAAGACGTACCCATTCCATGATGGCTTGTGATGCCGATGGACCGATTGGGTCACGTAACTCACATGTAATTTGTTCCCATAAGTAACGTCCAACTACCCAGCTTGAAGTATTCAAGAAAGGAATTTCGGTTTCATTTTGTGTAATTGTAGGACGTGAGCATGATGCCACCCACCATTCCTGTATTCCTAAGTCAGATGGGAATCTAAGCAAAAATCGATTTTTGCGAAGTGGCTCGTATTCAACCGGCATTTTCAAAAGTAAATCCATATTATATCAATTTTAAACTTTTATTCTTATTATTTTCAAATATAAATATGTTAAAAAATGTTTTTTCCTTGTTTTTTTCAATATTTTGTAGTATTTTTGCAAATGGAATTAATATATATAAGTAAGTAATATATAAAATTATATGACAAAAGAGGAAAAATTTGAAAGGTTTAAATTAAAGGCAATTAAGGTGCATAAGGGATATTATATATATGACAAAGTTGATTATATTAATAGTACTAAAAAAGTATGTATAATTTGTCCTTTACATGGTGAATTTTGGCAGACACCGGCTGCACATGTGAGGGGAGAACATTGCCCTTTATGTGCTAATAAAAAACGTGGAGATACTTTTAGAGGCAGTAAGGATAATTTTATTTTAGAGGCAAGAAAAACACATGGTGAACTATATGATTATTCGAACGTGAAATATGAAAGCATGATGAAGCCAGTTGAAATAATATGCAGAAAACATGGTTCTTTTTGGCAAATACCAATGCAGCATGTTAAAGGACAAGGATGTCCTAAATGTGCCGGACGCTATCGGACAAATGCAGAAGTTGTTGAAAGAATGAAGAACTCACACCCAAATGAAGAATATGATTATTCAAAGGTCGAGTTCACAAAAATGCATAATAAAGTCTGTATTATTTGTCATAAAAAAGATAAAAATGGTATAGAACACGGCGAATTTTGGCAAACTCCGGCAAAACATATTGTCGGTAGGGGTTGTCCTAAATGTGGAAATGAAAGAAAAAATGCCAATAGAAAAATAACAGTAGACAAGTTCAAGGAAAGAGGTAATGAATTATTCAAAGGATTTTATGATTATCAATATGTAAATTTTAATGATTTGCATGATAAGGTGAAAATAATTTGTCCTGTTCATGGTGAGTTTGAACAATATACTTGTGACCATCTTAATGGGCATGGCTGTCCTAAATGTGCTGTTGAAGATAGTAAGTTAAAAACCAATGAATTTATAAAAAGAAGCAACGAAATACACGATAATAAGTATGATTATAGTAAAGTGAAATGTAATGGTACTAAAAATAAAGTTTGCATAATTTGTCCTGAACATGGAGAGTTCTGGCAAACAGTAGAAAGTCATTTAAAAGGTTGCGGTTGTCCTAAATGTGGCAAGATAATTTCAAAGAATGAAGAAGAACTGTATCAATTTGTATGTAATCTTGTTGGTTCTGATGAAGTTGTAAGAAATGACCGTGATATACTTAATGGTAAAGAAATTGATATATACATACCATCGTTAAAAGTAGGAATTGAATATAACGGTGTTGTATGGCATTCTGAGAAGTTCGGTAAAGGGAAAGATTACCATATAGACAAACTAAATACTGCATTGAAAAACGGTATAAAACTAATTCAGATATTTGAGGATGAATATATTGACCATAAGAACATTGTATTTGGAAAAATACGACATTTATTAGGGTTTGACAATTATCAGCAGAAGATATTTGCAAGAAAATGTGAGATTAAAGAAATTGAAAGAAACGTTGCAAAGGGATTTTATGAAACAAACCATATACAAGGTTATGCAAAATCAACAAAACATATAGGTGCCTTCTATAATGGTGAGTTAATCGGTGTTATGTCATTCAATTTAATAAAAAAAGAAGGAAGTGATTGGGAATTAACGAGGTTCGCAACTGATATAACGAAACTATGTTGTGGTGTCGGTGGAAAACTATTTAATTACTTTGTAAAGAAATATAATCCGTCGTATATAAAATCATTCGCTGATAGACGTTGGACACTCGACAAAGATAATAACTTATATACAAAGATGGGTTTTGTGTTAGAAGACATTTTAAAACCGGAATACAGATATATAGAAAGTAGTGGATATCAGAGAATACATAAATTTAATTTCAGAAAACAACGGTTAAGTAAATTATATAATTTGCCGTTAAGTATGACTGAAACTGAGATGTGTGATGAGATTGGCGTTTATAAAATTTGGGATTGTGGATTGCTAAAATATGTGTGGAAAAAAATAAAAATGCAGTAGTTATTTACTGCATTCTTTTTAATATGTTTAAAACATTATCTCTTACATCCATTTCAAGTTTTCTTATGACTTCATATCCACCACCACCATAACAATTTTTATCTGTGACACATGCCATATCATATTTGTCATATACAGCATCAAGTATGTCATCTGTTAAGATATCTTGCCAACAGTTATGGACTTCATTTTCTATGATGTCAGGATTATTAAGCATATCTTTTTCATCAAATTGATTTAAGACATGTTTGCTTAATACATTAATTGCTTGTTTATATTTAGCATCATTGTGTTCAGCCCATTTGTCTATATTAACTTCTTTTAATACTCTTTTTACAGATGTAGCAATAATATTATGAAACTGACTTTCGGTTAGTCTTATACTTTTCTTAGTCATTTTACAATAAATTTATAAAAGGTATTATACAGTTTGTTGTGGCTGTTTTTCTGCTTTGTTTGCACTTTCTGCCGCCTTATCTACTGTTTGCCAAATTTTCTTAAGCAGTTGGTAACTTTCCGAAGTCGGGTTATTTGCAAGTTTTGCAACTCCTTTAAGTGCCAATACTCTTATTTGGTCAATTAAAGGTTTAATTTCAGCATCGATTGGTGATACGTTCTGTGCTACCTTTTCATCTTCTGCTGACTGGAATGGTGTTGTATCAGCCGTTGGTGATGGTTGATTATTACCGAGGTCAGCCTTTGGGGGCAGTTGGTCAACATCTGCCATAGGGTCGTTATTTTCTCCGAAGACGAGGCTTTCAACGGTCAGAGAAGGTGTTTTATCTCTGAGAATAAGTTTCATTTCCTCAATCAGATTTTTATTATCTTTTGTATTCATATCTTTAAAAACGTTCTTAAATTATATATAATAAATATGTGTGAAAATTAAAATTATTGTAATT